CCGCAGTTTGTGCACTCCATTAAAAAAGACCTTTAAATGGTACTTTTTTAATTTGCATTTTACTACGTTGGCCTTTTGGTCCACTACCTAAATTTTGTTTAACTTTAGGACCTTCTGCACTAGCAGTGTAGGTATCAACAATTTTTTCCTGATTAACAAATTTTCCTGCATACGGATTCATATCCTTACTTACAGTCATTTTTGCATTAGGGTATTTAGAACCATTGATAAATCTTGGTTTTGGGTTATTTAATGCCATAGTCTATCCTTTAGTGATAAGTTATTTGTTTAGAATCTATTATAAAACTTTTATCAGCAAAATCAAACAAGATTTCTGCGTCTTTGGCTCCTACGGTTTCCACAAGGATGAGCTTGGCTACATTGATTAAAGCGCCTGAAAAATCAATAGGATTAAGTTTTTCTGTCTCTATAATTTCTCGAGCCTTTGTATAAACCTCATTAATTAATTTATCGGGGTTTTCTATCATATTTCATCTTTTTTTGTTTTTCTTGATCTTGCATTTTTTTTAAAGTAACACGAGCTCTAAGTTCAGCAATATCTTCAATAGATTCTATTTTTTGATCTTGAAGATCTTCTTTTTGTTTAAACTTCATTTGATCTAAAGCAATTTTTTCTTTACCTTCATTCACTTTACGTTGAACATCTTTTGCTTGTATATCTAATTCTTTTTCACGAAGCTCTATTAATTGATCTGCACCTTCTGCCTCTAACATATCTTGTTCTTCCGCTACCATATTATTAGTTATCTCAGCGATACGTTCAGCGATCCGAGATTCAATTTGCATTTTCGATTGTTGCATTTGTTGTTGCAGTTGCGGATTTTGTGCAGCCATAGGATCTTGTTGCATCAGCATTTGCACTTGTTGCAACTGTGGTCCTGCTTGTTGCATGATTTCTTCACGTGCCATTAATGCAACGTGTTCTGAAATATGTCCTTGTAATAAAGCCAAGACTTGTAAATTTGATTTAACTAATGAACTCGACATAAAAGCACGGTGTGCATCAATATGTGCTTGATGATTCTGTCCTTCAAAAGCACGAAGAGTTTTTAAACCCAATGCCATAGCATTCTCGATTCCTGGATCAACGGGTTGGGGTTGAGGAGGAGGAGGTAAAAGTGCTTCAATGTTTTGAACATTTAAAGCTTGATACATTCTACGATATGCTTCTTGTAAATTATGTTGTTCAGGTGCGGCTTGCGCTAATTGCAATTGCATTTGTGCCAGTGCCACACGTTGTCCCATTGAAAACATATTAGGATCAGAAACAGGGATAACATCAACTCTGTCATCAAAATCTGTTTGCTTGATCATTTGATTTCCACCCACCACCATGTATGGATATTCCGGAGGAAGGAAAGTACCAAAAACACTTGCTAGTAGTTTAAATTCATGTTTTTGCGAATAATGCAAACGTTTATGGATTGCGCTCATTACTTTAGCGCCTTGTTCCATCATGGCTAGGGTGGTTCCGACAGGTGCATTTGTGTTTGTTTCTGATATTTTCATATCAGCAATCGCTGCAAATTTTTGTCCAGCGTCTACACAAAAACCTAATAACTGAAATAACACTTGATCAGGGCCTTTATATGGAAGCGGCATTAAGCCAGCTCGTAAGTCCCCGCTTGGTGCGTCTATGTCTCTAAATTCTCCTGGTTGTAATGGTGCATCATCATCGGCAATTCTAATTCCTCTCGCTTTAAAACCTGCTGGTAAGTTTGATAACGTTCCAGCATCAATAAGTTGGCGAAGCGTGGAGGTAGCCGTTCTTGATAAACCCCCGAGCATATGGATAAGACCAAAACCATAAAAACCCAAACCTGGAAGAAACTTATAATGAACAAAATATTCAATTTTTTTTCTAAGGGGGTCGTCTTCTTTATAATTCCGGTAGATGGATAAAACTTTGTTGGATCCTTTGTCAACAGTAACAACATAAGGAACTTTAATACCAGTAGGTTCCCCGGATTCTCCGTCTTTATCTTCGAATCCTGGTATGTCTAAATCGCAATGTACTTCATATAAGGTATATACCTCATCTGCATAGGCGACTTTGTTAATTCCTTCTAATTGGTTGTACTTTTTCTGTATAGATGTCTCCTCATCACTGACTTTAACGTCAATATCTCTATAAAACCCTGCAACCTGCTGTTTTAACAGGTCATTCTCTGACATTTTTACAATATGCGTTACACGTTCCGCTGATTGTAGGTCTGTTGCTAAATAATTTACTACTAAATCCTCACTTGGTATAAATTTTGACACTGCTGCTTGTCTTGTAGCGTCATAATAGACTTTTTTGAAAGCAGACCCTGCAAGTGGTAAGTGAAACAGCAACTGATCCATGTCAGGCGTGTATTCTTCCATCTTATCTGTGATCTGATAGTTCATAAAGTCTTGAACCCTGTCTGCTTGCGCTATAATTTCTGGTGTTTCAGCTCCAAGTACCGCTGTTTTCACTGGTCCCGCCGGTGGTAAAAGCTCTTTAAAGGCTTGCGCCTGGAAAGCTGTCACTGATTCCGCTAATAATGGGTGTGTTACACCGCTTGCGCCCTGAAAAGGCTCTGTTCTTTCATCATACTTAAAGCCTAATAGATCTAATCCCTTTGTATAGGCAAATTCCCACTCGTGCCGTGATTCGTGATCCGAGTCAAACTCTTGAACTATGTCGGATGCTATCTTACCTAACGTTGTATCATCTAAAACTTCTGCTAAATTGTCAGCGAAACCCGCTTCAAGGTCCGGCGCTGACGGATCAAAATCAATAACGGCTCCGCCATCATCTGTTTCCTCTACTTCAATCTCCTCTTCCGCATTTAATCTTTTAACAACATCACCGTCTTCAATGTTCATACTTACATCGTCTTCAATAACAGAAACATTTTCCTTAACGGCGGTAATTTTTTTATCGACAGCCATTATCTTCTTGCCTTTCCGTAGCCACGTCTCGCTAGGCCACCTGATCTCATTTTCACGACATTACCTGCCTTTTCTGCGTTCTTAATCATATTCATGGTTTTCTTGTTAATTGGTTTCTGCTCGATAGTGATACTGAGCATGCTTCCTTTTCCTTTTACTTTTCCGCCATCATTCATTTTAACATGGCCCCCTGTTGCTTTACCCAGTGGGTTAGCTTTATTCTTCGCTCTGATACGACTTGCTTTTTCCGCTTTCATGATCGCTTCGTCTTTATCACTTACAGTTTTTTTCTGATCCCGTATGTATTTATTAACCGCTTCCATCGATTTTGTTTCATCATAAATTTTTAATGACTCATCCAATTGTTCTTGCGTAATTTCACCGCTCGCAACCATCTCCTGGCCACGTTCCCTAATATTAACTAGATTTCCCATATCTATCTCCTTGCCTTTCCATAGCCACGTTTCGCTAATCCGCCTGATCTCATTTTCATGGGTTTCATTGATATCGTGGAACCTTCTGCTGAGCCTTTGGCTGGTGCACCGGGGATCGTGGATCCTTGAGCACTACCCTTAGCTTTCGCTCCTTTAATTACAGAAGTCTCCGCTGAACTTTTAACATGTCCACCTACGTTATATTCTTTAACGTAGTGTGGGTTAATCGTAAACAGCTCTTGTTTAATAATTTCTATTTGATCATCATCGCCCGTTGCATAGGCATCAGCTAAAAGATCATTTAATTGTTTTACTCTGCTCTCAGTCATATGCCTCCTAATAATAGTTTCGTTGCATTCCCAACATCAATGGTGGATCTTCATAATCTTCTGGATGCACAACAAAATTACCTTGACGAAACCTTAACATAGCTTGGGTCATACTGTCCACTAAATCATCATGTTCACCATATGGAAAAGCCGCACACTCTTCCACCATATCTTCTGTCCATCTTTCATCAGGCCGCCATACCATGCCAGCTTCAAATAAAGGTGAAACAGAATTTACACGTACATGCTTATCATTTCCTCGGCTCGGTGTAAAGTTAACAACTGGAATTCCTAATGTTCGTAATTCTTGTGTAAGAGGCATGCCGCTTGCTTTTGCTTCAACAATAATTGTTTCCGGTTCCCAAAACTTATATTCCTCCATTGCAATCCTTTTTAACTCTGGAAAATCCCATCTTCCTTTTTTACAATCAACTAACATAGCATGCGGCTTGCCGCCTTCTTCAGGGAAAAAAATACCCCATGTGCTGATGGCGCTATAGTCGGCAGTCTCTTTTCTACTATACGCCGTATCATAACTTTGTATGACATGAATTAAATCAGGTAATTTTTCTTTCTCCCAAACTTTCCACCACTCACGTTTGATAATGGAACCTTCTTCCGATGTCGGGTTCTGTTGCCATTGTGCTTGCCATTTTTGTTGTGATAGTGATGCTTTAACAGATTCTAATTCGGATAGTTTCCAATACTCTGGCCAAATTGGTTTATTATTTGGTAGGATAGCAGGAAATTCTACAACCTCCCACTGATCCGCTTTAGGTTCTGTTTGTGCTTTCATTAATTGTCCTGTCAAATCTTTTGTTGACCAACGGGTCATAACAATGAGAATACGACCACCAGGTTGTAAACGTTGTCGTGGACCAGAAGTGTACCATTCATATGCGTTATCCAAAGCTGTCTCAGAAAGTGCATCTTGCTCTGAATGGGGATCATCAATAATAAGTAAATCAGCACCCCTACCAGTAATAGCACCACCAACACCAGCCGCAAAATATTCTCCACCATGATTTGTTTCCCACCTCCCTGCAGCTTTGGAATCCTGCGATAATTTAACATTATCAAAAACATTTTGATATTCTCCCGTTCCCATTAAGTTTCTAACCTTACGTCCGAACCGGTATGCAAGTTCCGCTGTGTGTGTAGTTTGAATTATTTTTAATTTGGGATTTGCCCCCATCATGAAAGCTGGAAATAAAAAAGAAGCAAATTCTGATTTGGTGTGCCTAGGTGGCATATTTACAATTAATCTTTTTATTTTCCCCTCTGCTATATCTTGAAGCTTGGATGCAGTCTTAAGGTGGTGGGGCCCTTTGATAAAATCAGGCCACATTATTCTAACAAAATTTAAGAAGTTATCTTGCGCAGCAACTTTTAATTTTAATTCTTGTTCTCGTAATAGCAGCTTTAATTCTTCGGCTGTTGGTTTATTCATACCGTATCTTTATCATACTGTGTGTTTATGTAAAACAGACTTATAAGAGCTGCCTCAAAAAGGCTGGGGCGTCAATACGGGGGGAGGGGGTGTCATGAATTACGTTTCGATTTTTGGATTAGGGCAGGGACTCAAATGAAAACTATTGAGAGAGGAGAGGAGAGAGCGAGAGGAGAGAGCGAGAGAGGAGAGAAGAGAAGAGAAGAGAAGAGGAGAGAAGAGAAGAGAAGAGAAGCGAGCGAGAGCGAGAGCGAGAGCGAGCGAGAGCGAGAGCGAGAGCGACATTGATCGGTACGCCCTACTATTCTTTTCACGTGAAAAGAAATAATAAGGAAAAAAGTTATCCACATTTAATTTACTTTATTATCTTGTATAATCTTTTATAATGTTTATATTATACTTATATTCAAGCTTGGTTGAGCAAGTGACCGACAACCTCTGGATGAAAATCCAGCTGCCCGCAAAGGAAGAAAGAAAGTCCACCAAGAAAGAATATATAAATCCAACATAGGAAAAATATTATGACCTTAAATGTTGATCTAAGAAAAGTAAAAGACTACCAGACGCTGTGCTATAAGGACGAGGAAAAAGGAAACTTTTTCAACTTACCTTATTCAAGAGTAACCAACTACCTGGTACTTGGCTCGCAAGCGATTGGAATTGGGGAAATAACTCAAACCAATTATAAACAAGTCTTTGCTCGTCACCAATTCTTACAAAAAGACCAAGTGACTCTTGATGATGTCAAGAATCATATCGGTCTTATAACCAACGTTGCTGAGGAAACTATAGGGCGATGGTTGATGAGAATTGCAAAGTCAAAGTATAACGAAATACTTTGGAACATAGATAACAAATAAAGGATTGAGGGGGCTAAACGCCCCCTTATTTTCATAATATTTTTCTAGAGAGGAGAAGCCTTATGGTTAATAAGGAAACTACAGTTGTAGGATTTGCAAAAACAACTGAAAAGACAATACGAACTATGTCACAAAAAATCGAAGAATTATTTCGAGAAATAGGATCACTCAAGGGAGATATCTATTTACAAGGCATAGAAATACAAAGACTACGAAAAAATTTACCCAACAAACTAGATAAAGTTTCTTAATGTTGGGTTGAGAAACAAGGGGCGATATATCGCCCCTTGATTAACTTAACCAACGGAGAAAAAATATGTCCGAAGAAAAAAGCAACGTATTGACGATTGATAGAAGATTAGTTGTCAAGAAAAAATCTGTCTGGGGTACAGAAAGAATCTACCCTGTCTGTGAAAAATCAATATTGTTTGCTAGGTTGTGTGGTCAAAAAACGTTAGACAAATCGGCTATCGTTTTGATCAGACAACTTGGCTATGATTTTAAGCACGAAGAAATATCTATATAATTCTAGATGATAAGGGGGCAGCATGCCCCCTTTATAATTCCACCAACAGAAAGATAATAAAATGATTGAAACAGTAACAAGAACCAGATTTATTAATTGGTTCAGACAATCTGATACATACAAAGATAATTTTAGTTTTTTTGCTCAAGCTTCTTTATACGATTACTTTGAAGAATTAGAGGAAGATACAGGCGAAAAGATCGAATTTGATCCAGTAGCTATTTGCTGTGAGTATACCGAATATAGCAACTTTGAAGAATTTAAAAAGGACTATAACCACGAGGAGATAACAGACCTTGAAACATTAAGGAATTTTACAACAGTTATTGAAATACCTAATAGAGATTATTTAGATAAAACTATCAAAGATGGTTTTATAATACGAAACTTTTAATAATAAGGGGGGATTAATTCCCCCCTTTATAATCCAACAACAGAAAGTAAAAAAATGAAAATAGAAATTAATAAAAAAGAATTAAAAATTTTAGTAACTTTTATAAATGGTAATGATAACCCAGATTTTTTTGGAGCTGATGCCACTATTTTTTGCAATAAAAAAAAGTTAATAAAACACATTGAACCATTAAGGCAAAAATTATTAACACTCAACAGAAAGATAATAAAATGAAAGACAAATATAAATTTTTAAGCGATTTTCAATATCAAGATTTTTTGCATGGCGATTATTATGATTAAGGGGCTAAGCCCCTTATTTTTTTATACTTTCTAAAGCATCATTCCATCCATCAAAAGCATCATTCCATCCTTCATTATAACTTTTATCA